CGTTGCAGCAACGGTACTAAGAATAATAAGACCCGAACCACCAAAACCGCCACCACCAGCAGTGCCGCCGTTAGCAAACGTTTGAACAGCACCGCCTTTAGCAAATCGAGCAACGCCCGTTTTATTCATGTTGTTAAGATTGCCGTAGCCGATGCTCTGTGCGGCTTTCTTATTTACGACAAATTCACCCGGAGTCAGAAGGGCTGGAACAGTATCGCCAGAACCGCCAATGCTACCGCCCTTATTTGCGGTTTGTGTCGCTTTTCTGTTTGCAAACTGTGATCTTAATGTCGAAAACTCTTCATTATCAAGAATTTCTTGTGCAATAGCATTATTAATCTTTTTAGTGGCGACATCTTTTACAATACTGGTAGAAACAGTTTTTTTAGCATCGGTAGCAATACCTTCTAACTTTGCAAGAGTTTCAATTGTACCCTTTGCCGCACCAATACCAGTTGGGAAGTCGAAAGGAGCCAAGTTTGCAGAAGTTTTCTCGTCAAATGGTTTACCGTCAATAACAGTAATACCACCTTCAAATATTTTACCAGCAATAGAGTCAATACCAATTTGATCTATAATGGACTGCGGTGCTTTCTTAGTCTTAATATTTTTTACACCAACAGTTTGTGCTATTCTTCTACCGACAGCACCAATTGCGGTTCTGATCTGATCGGTAGTGGTATTGATAATATCTTCTTCTAGTGTTGTCTCAGACTGATCTGGATCTGGAATGGTTCTACCGAAACCTTGTGTTTTTATACCTGCTGTTCCAGAGGTAAATCCACCAAACCCTAATTTTTTGACCAAAGCCTCTGCTGCCTGACCCCAATTTTTTGCTGATCCAAATTTGCCAATAAGGTTAGGCGGTAACTGATTAATCTTTTTCGATCCGGTCGCACCAAATAAATCTTTAAGACCCGATTGATTTCCTTCTAGGTTAGTATTGGCGATCAAAGAACCTATAACATCTGAACCACTTTTTCTGGAACCAGCCGTACCCGGAGTTGCCTTACCAGCAGCATCTATAATTCCGGTTTTTCCGGGTACAAACCCTATAACACCAACATCTTTATATTTGTCTACGATTCCACCAGCGGCAAAACGATTCTGATTCATCGCCTGTAGTGTGCCAGCACCTAACTTCTGGGCACTACTTTTCTTGATAACAAACTCGCCCGGAGTAAGCATAGCAGGTACAGTATCTCTGTTGCCCTGCCCCGGAACGAAACCTCCCCTAGCAAACTGTTGGATAACACCGCCCTGATTTTTACCCAGACCTCTAAGGGCAGAGCCAGCACTAGAAGCAAAGCTACCAAGACCCCTAGCAAATTTAAAGGCAGCAAGGGCACCGATTAGGGGAATAAGTGGCCTTATAGCATCTGCCACCTTGATAAGAGCACTCGCAACTTCTAAAGCAGTACGAGCGAACAATTGGAAAGAGTCACTTCCAGCAATACCACGAACTAAAGCGAGAAACTCTTCTTTGACCTTGGTAATTTGAACAGCTAATGCCTGCTGTGCTTTTTCTGCATCTGCGGATAAACTATTCTGCCCCTCTTGTGCAACATTAAGAGCATCAACAGCAAGTCCGTACTGCTGAATAAGCGGGATAACCTTACCAATCTGACGGAAACCACCAAGTTCTTCTGCCACTCTAACAAAGGTAATATCACCCTGTTCAAGACCAGCAAATGCTTTGTTAAGCTGTTCTACCGCTTTTAACGGTCCAATAAACTTACCATTAACATCAAGAAGTTCAACACCAAACTGTCTAAGAAATTCAATCGTCTTTGGACGCTGAATACGAGTAAAGATAGTACGCAAACCAGTTGCAATACTTTCAGAACTTTCACGAGTCGTAGCACGAACAGATGTGAAAAGTGCGAGCAATTCTTCTAGCTCACCACCCGCAGATTTAAACACACCACCAAACCTACGAACAGCAGAAATCAAGTCACCAGACTCAACGGCAAACTGACCAGCAACTGCATTAATAGCACCAAGCTGTTTTTCCAGCCTACCAACGCCGCCCTCAAACTGAGCAAGAATAGCAACCGCACCTTCTGCGGTTTTATTGATATCCTCGAACGTCGGGGCAAGCGTGGTTTTAGCAAGTGCTTCAATAGCGACCTTAAGATCACCGGCCTTAATACCAGCCTGAGACAGAATTCTAGCTGTACTTAACAACTCTTTACTAGAAGTACCTAAAGTTACAGATAATCTAGTAATAGTTTGTTCAAGACCTTTCAAATCTTTTACTGTTTTACCAGTGACCTGAGCGATCTTGACAACCTCACGTTGGAAGTCGATAGCTTCGTCTACGGCGTTTGCAAGACTATTAGTGAATAGACTAACGGCACGACTAGCGACGGTAAAGGCAGCAAAACGTTTAATGGCTGAACCAAAAGATCTGCCCATAGCTTCAGCAGCCGATGCAGCCTTGTTGGTTGCAGCGGTTACTTGATTAATTTGTTTTGTAGCCTGTGCAGCAGATTTCACAGTTACAGGGATCTGAACACCCTTTAACTGGTTTTGAATCTGGTTTACTACCTTACTAGCGTTTCTAGGTGCTTGTAATTGAAGTTGTGCAGTCAGTACAAATTGAGCCATATTTTACCCTTAGTGTAAATTTAGACTACACTATCCAATCTAACTTTCCGTATCAGTCTCTTCTGTTTTAGTCTTTCTGGTTCGTCTCTTTTGTTTAGGTTTGTCCAGAAGATCGTTTTCGTATTCTACAATCTCATAACCACCATCTTCAGACAACCTGTTACCTTCTCTATCTACCCTGTTACCATCTTCGTCAAGATAATAACCATCTTCGTCAATTCGTTTACCCTTGGTGTCAATTAAATGCTCTGGATTGTTGGGGTCAACCAAGCTCAGATCATCATTAACGAGGTTAAATTTGGTAAGAAATTTATTCTCTGGTAAGTTTTTCTCAAAATTACTATCTAAGTTGTAAAGCATCCTACCTAAGAGGCTTGCTGCTTCAAATGCGATTTCATCCGCACTCTTATTATTATACTCATCATAGTCTTTATACACGGGTTTACCGTCTTTATAAAAAGTACAGTGAGCTACAAGGAAGTCAAATCGGGCGTTATCTGCCAAACTGTCGGCAGTATTCTCTTCTAGCCCAATTCTCTCTGCAATTAGGTCTCTTAGATCAGAGCGTTTTCTCCTGATTTCAACGGCAATGTCCCTACCCTCTGAAACCTTTGGTTTTTTACCATTTTTTCCAAACGAAAGCTCTTTCTCCAAGTTGATAATTGCTTGTGTGATTTCTTCTTCTTCTTTATCTTTCTTATCGTCCCAGATGCCACGTTTACGCATCAGAACGGCAAGTTCTTTTTTAGTGAGAATTTCGTCTTGGATACACTGATTCCAGACCTTAGATTTATGCCTATCTGCCTTTTTGATAATATCGTTATTGGGCTTCTGCACATAAATCTCTACTTCTCTCTTTTCTCCATTTTCTGCTTCGATAGTTACCTTGCCTTCCATCTTATTCTTAATCATTTTGTTCTTCTCCTGTCTTTCTTGAAATAACCGGCATACTGGTTTGATACCTTAGCCATTTAACCTCGTACTGAGCCAACTCTGCGTCTACATTCCTAGACTGAGTGTTTCCCTTATCCAAAATTTCAGATCTAACTTTCTGAAAAGTATCATACATAATCTTCTGCTCTGGTGACATTCCTCCGTCTTTAGATGTCCATAAAAAAGCAAAATGGTCTTCGATAGAGCTTAACGCCCCAATCATCGTAGTTTCCACTTTCTTTTTAAGAATTTTACTTAATCTATCCCGTGAATCTTGTTTAAACTTATCTTCCCTAACGCTTTTATATTCCGACTGCTGCCTGATTAAATCGTCAAAATTTTCCATTTTTATCTCCTTGTTGAGTCCTTGAACATTTGACGCTGCTGATTCTGAATCTGTATCTTCCTATCATCAAAATCAAAGTCCGTCGCTTTTCCAAGTTGTTTTGCTTTAGCAATTCTTTGCTGTCTTACAATATCTCCCCCGATTGAATTCATGTTATGAATACTTTCTGCTTCTTTTTTAGAATCAGTAAATATCATTACTTCATCGGCATTTGCTATTTTTGCGTTGGTCGTTTTTGCTTCCAATTCTGACTTGGCTTTTTCACTTGCCTGCTTCTTTCTTTGTATAATGAACCAACCATCAAGCATATCATCGTCATTTATTACATCTTCAGTTGGGCAGTCCATAGACTCCTGAATGTTGTCATACATGTTTGCCCAGATTAAAATTCCCTTCTGCTCGTTTGACAATGTTCTACTTGGATCATTCGCAAATAGCGGCGAGTGATCCTTTGCATACCAAGCTAGTCTCCAAGGGTCATTTCTTGCTAATTCTCTTAACTGTTTTTCATTAAGTTGTGACTGGTTAAATTGATAATAAAGATCACCTATGTCTACATCTTTAAAATCTAAAGGTTGTGAGCCAACAAAACAACATCTCTCAAAGAGAAACATCATTTTATCTTGAGATGCTAACCCCTCACACGTCTTTGAAAATAACTCGTCTTTTTCTGCCTGCAACTTAGCGAGGGCTTTTTCAGTGGCCCTCAGATAAGTTCTAGCAGTCTCTCTTAGCTTTTCCTTGCTTCTTGCGTTGAATATCTCTACTTTTAGCTTTTCTATGTTCCCTTCACAAGCCTTGATCTTATCTTCATTTTCTTGAGACCATAAGCCCCTGTCCATCATCCAATCAAACATCTCATCTTGAGTCATGATCTCATCAGATCTAGCCTGATCAAATGATTCCATGAAAATTTCATTAGATAGATATTCGTCCTCCAGAGTTGGATTTAACACCCTAACTCTTACATTTCCTAGTTTGAGATTTAAAAATCCTGATCTTATCCTAGATACAAAATACTCCCGTTCATAAGTATTCATAGGAACCTCACGATACGGGAGTAGTTGAATTTCATATTGTCTTTTCCTTTCCTTTGCTTACCAACGTCACTTGCTATCCTAAAATGCTATCGCAAGTTGATAAGCGTGTCCACTAACAATAATCACTTGTTAGTATTATAAACTAGCTACAAGATCACTTGGGAATGGTCCTGATCCAGCATCGTTTGCAAGTCCATTGGAATCAAATCCAGCCCCTAATGTAATTCCGCCAAAACCAAGTAGTCGTTGGTTCAGTCGATCCTGAACGTCCAACTGGTTGAAGTTAGAGAAACTGTAGGTACATGATACGTTACCACCACCAGCGTCACCACCACCATAACTTACCGAAGACAATTTGTTCTTGTTTCCGAGGTCAAGTCCGAGACCACCTCTCATGAACATGAAGATAACTTCGTTGGAAACGTTGTTACCAGAGTCGATAGTAGCATTGAGGTTTGGATCGCCAAATTCATAAGCGTTTACAAAGTCACCTGAAGTGGTAATAGCTTCAATTTCACAGGTAACTTCAATCGGGAAGTTAGCGGGTCGGAAGTAAGGGGTTTTACGTCCCAACTCAAGAATATCTTCACGACTAAAGTCTGTACTACAAGTGAAGTTCTGAACGTGAATTCGAGGAGTACCATCTGCATTAGCAGCATTACCATATCCAGAACCGACAACACCATTGATAGCAGTTGGAAGAATACATCCACTAAGGATAACGTCTTCACGTCGTTGAATACCACCAGATGCGGCACCTGCAACACCAAAGGCTTTAGGTGAGTCTGTACCATTGAAAGCTGCAACGTCGCCATCTTTGATGAGAACATCTGTACCGGTCAGCCACAATTTATTATTACCAACCAGCGTGACAGATTCAGTTGCATTTCCATCAACTGGAATAGTGTAACTAACGGACGAGATGAACATACCAGAGCAGTAAACTTCAACTTCTGCATCTCCGGGATCTGTACCAGTGCCAGCACCTTCTGCACTAGCCACATTGTTGGCCTGAGCGTCAAAGATACCAAGACGAAGGTCACATTTCACATCTGATCGGGCGGCGAGGCCACTATTCGCCGTTCCAGCAACGCCAGTAGACGCCATGTGATAGATCAGTGGGTGTCCATCAATAACCTTTTCCAAGGTTACTTCTACGTCTGGAGTACCTTCGATGTTTTCATAAATTTCGATTTGTGCAAGCTCAAACGCCTGTTCCAAGTTGAAGTTTGTGGTCATTCCAACACTCTGGACACCATGAACCATGTCTCCGACTTCAACACTGGCAGAGCCCTCGTTGTTGATAGAGACCGCTTGGCAAGCGTAAAATATTCTATTGTTTTGGGACATTTAAATCTCTCCTAATTTGAAAATGAAGATTTTCTATTGAATTATACACATAAATTCCTAGATATTTGATTTTATTCCTAAAGTAGTAAACCTGACAATCCCTCCAAACAAATCAGGAGTTGTCATATCCATATTCTCTACGATAGTGTTCTCCATGCGGAAATTACCCCCATTATAACTTTCTATAATTTCTGGATAAAGTAACGCACTTGGATTTGGACTTCCGTAACTATTTAATGGATATTTATCCTCTGTATGTAGCTTGTCGCTGTCAATAATTTGAATACTTTTATCATTTTGCAGAGAAACTATGTCTACAAGCATATTTCTTGTTTGTTCGTCCTCTGCTATGCAGTGAGCAATAATATCAGTATAAACCCATTGACCGCCACCAAGTTGATAACCTTTAAACCGCCTCACTGGTACTATTTCAAAAGCTATGGCTGGTAATTGTAATCTGGATTCTGGGGGTATATCCCAAGATCCCGTGCTAACATCATAAAAATTGCTAGTTGGTTGCAAGGTATCTGACTGTATCTCCCTGAGCCAAGGTACATTATTTGAATAAACAACATTGATGAATTTGTAAGAATATTCCGCTTGGACAACAGATCCTGTTGGAATAGGCGAATCAAAAACAACCCTGCCGTTAAAATAATCAATATAATGTGAATACTGTCCTACCCCAGAAGTTGGTTCAAACTGGTCGTTGATGTAAACGCCGGAAATTCCCGGATAATCTACATTTGTGCCGACAATAGGGGCGTCTAGGTTTACACCTGAAACACCGCTTTGCCAAACCCAATTCTGACGAAAACCTTCCCATACTTGACCAGAGGCGAATGAATCATTTGAGCTAAGTCTCAATCGACTCATATCCTGCCCGTTGGGGGCAAGCTCACCCTTGGTCACATTAAAATAATTTCCTTTCTCAAGAAGTGCCCAATCAAAATATTCGACTAACGCATCTTGAATATTATTGTTTAGGCTGTAATCTTGTATACTATCAAAGCCCTTCAATCCATAATAATTAGGCATTTAACGCTCCCCTAAGTATGGACGAAAGTTCTTTCTCTCTACCCTCTAATGCTCTTGATATAAAATTGTCTTCTGTTGTTCCAGCAAACTGAGGTGGGACTCTCCAAGCCTTTCCAAGTCTCATCGTTCCACCACCAGATCTACCAGAATTGTCTGGAGAATACGAATAACCGGAAACTATAGTCGTAGACCCTCTTGTTAATAACCACTCCAACCAAGGCAATGAACCAGATAATGCTGGAATAAAAGCCTCTGGAAGAGATAAAATGTTTGCAAAGTTGTCTGGCTGTAAGTAAAATACAATACCGCCAGATAGGTTGCCCTTTACTGTTTCAAACTCTACAGATATAGAATCGGAAACCGCAGAGACTATGGCCGCAACTGCTTCAGGTGCAGTTCCAGCTACGAACCCAAATTGTGCATTTAGACTCCCAAAAACCCCCTGATCTAAAATGCTCTCAATCTCTGGCTGCTCCCTTATCCATTGTGGAACAAGAGATTTAACCTGATCTTGAGCCTTTTTTGTATTCTTTTTTAAATTCTTGTTTAACTCTACTGAAAGAGCCTCATTCATCGCTTTTGAAATCTTAGCAGTAGAGTCAACCAGTTTTACTGTTAAAGTCATGATGCTCTCTGCCAAAAACAACCAAAGTAACGATTTTGCCTTAACCCCATTGGGAAAGGCTCTCCAAATTTAGTAAACTTAAAATGTCTCAGTTCCTCGATATTATCATGTACAAGTAAATATTTTGCCCTCATAACCTTGTCCAGATCAGAAGCAAAAAATATTGTTTGTATACTGTTGTCAGGAACTACAATATCTCCACCAGCTTTGACCCAACTTTTGCTATCCCAGTAAACCTTTAATCTGATGGTCTCTTTCTTCTCGACTTCTTTAAATGTTTTCTCACCACGCTTATAGTTATCAGACCGTCTTCTGTGAGCATTTACAGACTTATTGTATGGTATATTGTCAAAGGTATCAGATATCTCTTCAACCTTTTCTGTAAATACCAATTGGCAGTCAATACCAAAGATGTCATTGATTGTTGAGTCAATGATATCGTAGTATTTCGTAAATACGCTTTCTGGGATATTAATAGGCATTTTAAAACTCTATTATGAGGCACCACCACCATAGTGTTCGTCAAACCTGCCGCTCGTTCTAACGTTCATGTCGCCAGAAGCTACGAATTGGTTTACATCTGGAGCACGAGATTGTGAATTATCTCCAGATTCAAACACTAGAGTGACTAAAGAGCCATTCTGTATTCCCGCTGCTGCGGTCGTTACAGGTCTTACTGCATCTTGTGCTGGCATTTTATCTCTCCAAGTTTATATTTAACTGTCTAAAAAATTAAAAGGTTGTTGTCGAATCAATCTTATACCAAACATTATTTTGAACAAACGCTATTCCAGTTCCGAGTGTGGTAGAACCATACATCGCTATTGTACCATCTTCCCTTGGTATTTCATTTGACCCTGCATCCACAAGCTGTGTGGAACTTCCAGATCCAGTTTTAGTCAATGCTTTTGGTATTCTGAGCATACCAAATTTATTGATGATTTCATTTGTTGTTGAGTATTTTGTAGTGGCCCCAAGGCTGTACGGCCTATATTCAGTTCTAAGCAAACTGTTCAATTGGTCTGAGTCTCCAATGTTTCCATCTTCCGGGTGAAGATTTAATTTCAGTGCAAACTCGCCTTCGCTTACAGGGGTCAATGTTAGTGCAGACGTACCTCTGATATCGCTGAGATCTCTTCCGTTAGCTGTTCCATAGTTGTCTAACTTAAGACCGACATGAATATGAGCACCAACATCTTGAATACTGCCCTGAATTCCAAATCCGATATCCAACAATGAAACATCGTGGTCATCAGCAAAAAGAAAGTCTCTACTTGCAGAAGCACTACGGTTAGATAGCGAGATAGAATTTCTCATTCCCTTACACTGGTCTCCAGCGTATGGTCCGATAAATATTGAATTGTCACACAGGTGGGTCTGTCTTCCTGCATTGGTCCCGATGGCTACAATGTTAGTAGCTAAATTTGATGTGCTATCTCCAGATGCCGCTGTACCTGCATTGTCACCAATAATGACACATTTTTCGAGAAAATCAGTGCTATCTCCAGTGGATCTACCGATAGAGATAGTGTCATAGACATGTTCGGAAAATGCACCAGCATTATAACCAAGGTTTATACAGTATGCCATATTGCTGGAATTATAACCAGCGGCTTCACCTAAAGATACAGAACTAGTAAAGTAATCAGCAGAATATCCGGCTTGTCTACCGATATTTATGTTGCGATAGCTATTTGTTTGGACATAACCAGCGTCACTACCAATATCAATCATCTCTCCCGAACTGGAATTCTGGTTCGAACCCGCTAGGTAGCCAATAGATACGGATTTTTCAGAAGTACGAGTTGTGGTAGTTGATGAAGACTGCTCTCCAGCCTGATACCCCATAGCAACATTGTACTGACCTGAACAATTGGCAAGAGACTGCCAACCTACAGCAATACTGTAATCGGTGTCAAATTGCGGTTCACTAGAAAAGGCTTTATGACCAAGGATGACCATGCTATTGCGATTGCCTTGTTTGTTGGCACCAAAGGCTTCAGCACCAATTACAGTAACGTAGTCATCAGTGGTGTTGGCGGCACTTGTACCGGCACCGGAACCAATAATAATCGAACCTACACCACCCTGAAAAGAACCAAGGCTCTCTTCATCAGCACGAATTATAATTCTACCACCATTATTGGGGAAATTCAAATGCTTCAAGTTACCAGACCCGTTTGGGTCCATGATATGGAAGCCATCTTGCGTGATAAGGCCGCTTGTTCCAAGGGTTTGCGTAAGACCAGCCCTAGCAAACTCACCAGAAGCCCATTCAGCAACACCGCTGATAGCAATTCCACTGGTAGTATTTTCTTGAATTTGACCAAGAAGATAATTGCCCGAATTATCTATAGTGTCGGAAAGAATACCAGAAAGTGTGTTTGCACCAACTTTGAAGAACTGGCTTGCAGGATCGTAGTCTACCGTAACGCCAGAAACACCGCTGATCGTAACTGTTTGACCATTAGAAATGATATCATCAGCAGTAGTACCGGCGGTCATATTAAATGTATAATTATTATCAGGATTGTAGCCGATAACAAAAATACCACTACTGTTTGTTCCATCTGTTTGATTATCAAAGTCTATGGTAACACCGCTAACACCAGACATAGCTAGTACGGCACCATCGTCCATAGTCTTTGGATCGTTCGCACCTAATGATGTGTCAGCACCGCTAGATACAACATCGAAGGTGTACAGAGAGTTTGTGATTTGATTTTGAAGAACACCAGATAAGGTTCCTGCATCAACTATGATCTGACGATTGCCAGAATCAATCTGTGTATCTACATGAATACCACTGAATAAGATCGTTTGACCGGTCGTGATCTCAACCCCAGAGTCGGCAGTATCATCAATTTGAGCACGCAAATCAAAACTATTAAATCCACCACCAACACTAAGGGCACTACCATTCCACTTGAGAGTACCACCCTCATTGTATAGTTTATTAGTGATACTGTCTGGAAGATGTGGATCTAATTTAAGACCACCGCTTGGATGCATAAATCCACTAGAAATAACATCTCCACTATTAGTAATGTGGTAGATAGAGGTTCCATCGCCCGACTGTAAAACCATGTAAGGTGTTGCAGATCCAGAACCTTGATGTTGAATAATAAATGCAGCTTCGTCAGCATCAAATGGTCTAACAACAAGCGTGCCACTTGGTGAAGCGTCATCAGGTTTTCCAACGGCGACTCGATGAGAAGATTGATCACCTACGATGATTTCAGCAATATTTACTTTGTTACTGGCTTCGTGAGTCAAGAAGCTGGTATTTGTACCAGATGAAACAATCTCTATATTGTTATGTCCAGAAACCCCTATACCGGCATCTTGACCAATGTAAGTATTGAAATTGCCACTTGCGTTACTAGCTGCTAGTCCACCAATAGCAACTGTGCGTTCTAGTTCAAGACCCGACAGTGCGGCGTTTTGGCCGATAGCAATTACATTATCTAAAGTTTCTGCGTACCTACCGACGCCGGGACCAATAAATGTACTCTTTGAGACATCCCTACTTTCAACTGATGCTTTGTTTCCAATGGAGACAACTTCTCGTAAGTCAAAAGATCCACTTGCTGATTGCTCACCAATAAAAAGAGAATCTAATACACCACTAGAACCCTTGAGTGAATCTGACCCCAGTGCAACAGACATGGTTACGCCAGAAGCGTCTTGTGCGACATTTTTACCCATCGCAACAAACGCTGAAGAAGAATTAAGTCCAGAGGCAGCTTCTTCCCCAATAACGACAATGCTATCGCTGCCAGCACCGTGAGCAAAGGCATTTTTTCCAACGGCAACGACATCTGTCAGGTCGTCCGCATTAAAGGCCGACTTGCTACCTAGAGAAA